GCTCACCCGATTAGGTGATTCTGCGCTCCGTGGCTTGCACGGGTCTATAGCAGCTGCTTTCCCAGAGTTGGCTTTCACACCCGAGGCAATGTCAGCCCGGCTGGAACATCATCGAAAGATGGCGTTCAACGGGACAACTTCGTACAGGTTGTTTAAACATCATTATGTACGCTCACAGGTCCTGAAACGTTTCCAAGAGGGTGGTATTAGTGCTGAGGCCCGAAAGGCCGATGCACTGTTGAAATACCATGCCGCCGAGGAGAAGTGTAGGGACTCTAATGGTAGACTGTGTGGTGCGTTCGAAGCATCCGCGCGATTGTCTGACAAACACGTCAGGTATTTACGCCGGGCAAGAGCAATCCTATCAGCCGCCTTAGGTGAGTTCGACCTGGCAGAGTTTGTTCAACACTGTCAGTTTTCGAACGGGGCGACAACAGAGTTCTGCCGCAGAGATGCGTCGGTACAACACAAGTGGGCACAGGGGTCCCACATCACTGAAAACTGTCTACCTCTACTGCGAGCCTTTGACAAGCTTGTGGGTTCTCCTTTTGATCATGTGTTTTCATCACATGTGGTTGAGGGAGGTGAGGTGTTCACCGTGTTGAAGAACTTCAAGACCGACCGTATTTGTGACAAGCAGCCGACACTCAATGTCTTTTTCCAAAAGGGCGTTGGGAGCATGTTACGAGTACGGGCATGGAACGAAGGACTTCTTCGCCCCGATGCGCAGCAGTACCATGCGCGCCTCGCTCAAGAGGCAAGTATGACAGGTCGGCTAACCACCGATGATCTGGTCTCGGCCAGTGACACTGTCTGTCTTGCCCTTGGGGAATTGCTACTGAGTGGAAAGTGGGCAGGAGCTGTTTACCTGACCCGCTGTGCAGCTACTAGGCTCCCCAGTGGTGAGACTGTGACTCTCGAGAAAATATCCTCGATGGGGAACGGTTTCACGTTCGAGCTTGAAACGTGGATCTTCTACGTTCTCTTGCGAGCAGTTTGCGGTAAGGATGCGTGTATTAGTGTTTACGGCGATGATCTGATATACCCAACGGAGTACGTTAGTGAGGTGCGAGAGTTCCTCTCCGTTTGCGGCTTCGAGATTAACCTCGAGAAGTCGTTTAGCACGGGTCCCTTCCGGGAATCCTGTGGCGGTCACTACTTCAGTGGTCATTCCGTTAAACCGTTCTACATTGAGAAACTTCCTCGCACTTATGGTCAGGTCATCAACCTACACAACGATATAGTCGCGTACCACTCGAACATGCCGCCTAACAAGCGGTATTTAGAGATCGCGCGTCAGTGTCGTCGGTTGATCCCCAAGAAGTTCTGGGGACCGTGCAACACAGACGGAGTGCTCTGGTCGGAGTGGGATGAGGCAACCCCGCGTTATAAAAAGGGTGCAGGGCGGAAAACGCCCCTGTACTCCTATGAACGCCGAAGCGATCATGACCCGAATACGGATTTTGTCCGCAAAATCACGGGTTACGCTGAGGGTCCAGTGTACCAACACTGGGTGGTGAACGCGATAGTGTACGTTGTGCCAACACAAAGGCACGATTATTACATGGGTAGTCTCCTGAGTGAGTTGTGGAAGAGACGGCAACGTCTCGACCGCGCGCGTGTGACAAAAAGCTTCCCCCCTAAGTGGCTTATCACCACGGACCTCGGACGGTTGCCTGAGGACTGCATGTCTAATGCAGACTTCTGGTTTCCCGCGGCGAAGAGGGAGAAAATAGTTACGCGCGTGATCGATGTAGCATGCAGGTGGCCTCATATGCCCGTAAGGGTGTAGTAGGCGGTTGCGTGCGTCTAGCTTTGCCGCTAGCGTTTTGGAGCCTATCCTTGGCTCCTGGCCTCTGAC